AACCAGTTTATTAACACGTTCTTGCAGTTGTTTGAGAGTGTAGTTCATTTTAGTGTGTTTGAGTGGGTGTTAATTATGCAAGAGAATAGTCAATGGAATTGATGCAGAATCCAATGGCATTTGTGATCTCTTCTACAAGATCATCAGGGTCTGATGCTTCCCACATCAGCGACTTAACATCATCAATGATTACTTGTTGCTCTCTTGGTGGTAACTCAAAATTGTCATCTTCAAAGTCAATGTTGATTGAAGTGATGCGATAGTTCATTTTAGTGTGTGTGAGTGGGTGTTAATTAGGAAGGAAAGTTTTTACAGACAGCATCACATAAAAGGGCAACTAACTCATCTCTTTCTGCATTATCACCATTGTATTTTTCATAAAAGAAGTCATCAACAATACAATCAATGTCCTCCAT